TCTACTGTTGCTGCTGTAGTTCCTGCTAAGGATAATTCTACACTGTTTCCAGATTCTACGGATAGATCCGTATCATACTGAATACTGTTTGAGCTAGTACCTGTTGCGGTAGCGCCTACAACCATACCTGCTGCCGTGAAAACTGCATCTCCATTTTTCATTGCATTCCCAGAGATTTTACATAATCCTATGGTTTCCTCATTAGCGTCGTTAGACATACTAATTGATACTTGTTTAATTGCGCTTACACCTTGCGGTACTGTGAAACTTGAAGAAACCGAAGCCCCTGCCAAATTATCCAATGCTGCAAATGATGTGCTTAAGCTCATTGCTGATTCCGATCTTGTTATTACGATTGCCATGTTTATTATTTCCTTATAGTTTAACTCTTAGTGGGCCGAGTTTAGCCAATGTTCCGCTTGCAAATCCTTTACTAGCAAACTTTGCAACTGCTGCTGCTCCTAGTGTGCCAACAATTTTAGATTTGTTAGTTAATACGGTTTTACTCATATTATTAATCGCTCCGCTTAAATCACCATTAAGTGCTTGTTGTACCGAAGTTGCGAACCCTGTAGATTGCGCTAAAGATAGAGCAGTTCCTGCTTCTATTGCGCTTATGTTAAATGATCGCCTAGCTCTGCGTCTAGGTGCTTTACGTCTTGCTGCCATTCGGCCCTATGGACCTTATTACTTAAAGGATTTACCTTGTGTCTTGCTATAATATTCGGACCGCTTATGTTTAAAATAGTGCGCTACAGCCTGTTCTACAACCATACTTTTAGTAATTTTTCTCGACGAAAAAAAGCTTCTTGAGTTGCTTATATACTTGATTAGATGGTTGATGTACATTATCGTTTCTTTTTCAAAACGTAACGAGACTGTTTCTTTTGGCGGCCATGATTTTTTTCTACCCATTATTTATCTCCTGGATTAATGCTTGTTGACAATGTCTGCAATAACCTCTTGCAATAGATCTGCTGTTCTTTGGTATTGATTGTTCACATCTTTTACAGATCATGCTTTTCTCCCGCAACGTTCGCACCACGTTTCATGAAAACTATTATACTTACAATGTTTACAAATCATTCTAAATCTAACTCCAATGGAAACGCATATTTCTTTAATTCTGTTTCTGTCTTATGTGTAGGGTTTGCCTGATGTAATGCACTAAGTGCTATCACATGAACTAGCTTAATCAATTCTTTTTGTTTCTTATCATACATAGTTCTCAACACATAACACTAAACAACTTAGTATATAATATTTTATATATATAAGAAATAAAAAGAGTAAGGGTAACACTATAAGTTATATAAAATATATGTATAGGTATACCTTAATTATTTGTTATATATATAATTTATACCTACTTTAACCCTAGTTTTCCGCTGTTCTGGGGCTGTTTAGGGGGGGTTTTTTGCTGTTGTTGGGGTATTAGTTGGCTTAATCCTGCCTTGTTGGCTGCGTATTCTACTAGCATACTAGTCCAATCCCCATCCTTAGCGGCTTTTCTTATTCCATTCATAGGATCTAACTCTTTAGCTTTCTTAGTCATGTTTCCAACTGAACCAAAAAAAGAATGTTGGAATGCTTCTAATTTATCGTGCATCCTATCCTCTATTTCTTCTATTACAGCTTGTAAAGCTTCGACTAAAATGTCGTCGCTTTCTTCTGACTGTACCCACGTAGTCCATTTCTTTCTACTTAGTTCTGCAATATAATTGGACAGAAAAAAATAAAAAATTGTCCAAATAGTTGCGTATGCTAACAATGTTAATGTGTCTATTTCCATATTATCACTCTTACAAAATAATTGGCAAGAAGGGAAAAAGCTATGTGTTGAGACTAGACTTCTTGCCGTTAAATGTTAATATTGCTTAATGCACTTAGATCTAGTCTAGGTATCTTAGCAATCTGTTCGTCTATAAATTCAGTAATGTTAAAATCGCCTAAGTCGACTTGTTTGGCTAAGGCAGCCAGTACGATAGGAGTGACGACTATAGCGACTGCCTTAACCAATTCGCCTGATGCTTGTCCATCTAAGAAGCTATCTACGTTTTGCGAGGTGTAAAATTTGTCAACTGCTTCTTTCTGTAACTTAGTCACTTTTTTTAGTTCGTACCCTTCAGGTATAAGCGCAAATGGCATTATCCAAACAAACGACGTAATAGATCTTCAGTCGTTTCCCCTTCTCTAAATCCTAACGGTGTAACTTTACCTTTTTCTATAGGTTGCGCAACTAATGCGCCTGGGTCAAATGCTGGTATTGTAACTTTACGGTCTGGCGTAAAAGCTTCTAACTGTGTCGGTGTAATCTTAAACGCACCTTCAGGTATTAACGGCTTAATATCCATACTTGGTGTTGTAGGTCCTAACGTAAATCCAGTAGGTACTACGTCTTTAGGTGCAGCTTTAGGTTTATCATCTATACGTTTAGTAATAGATCTAACTATTGCAAAGCCTACAGGTATAGCTAACAACTCTACTAACTTCATACTATGCCTGTTTCCCTGGCTGCAAGATATGCAAGCACCACTCTAATAAGTAATTGTTCAACTGTTCTGTGGTCATTAAGCCACTTTGGGAACTCGATGTGATAGATTTTAGTTGACATTCTGCCATTACATACGCTTTTCAGCGTTAGTAATCTGCCTGTGTACGTCTAATATTTTAGCCTGGGACATAGGCACATCGCTTTTTAATTGTCCTAACTTATCTAAAAAGAGATCGTACATTATTGTACTAGCTTGCTTTAGCTTACGTTTTACCTGTGTCTTAGTTAATTTCTTTTTAGGCATATACCCTTCCTGTTATTATTGCGCTAGTGTTTAATGCATCACTATCTTGTACGTTTTGCGCAGTTAGTTTTACTCTACTATCAGATGGCAATATAATATCTAAATTATTAAACGTACTAGTGTTATGAGATACTGCCAATTGTACAGCATATACTAATTGGTCATTTATGTAAACCTTAAATCTAGCGTCTTTAGAATTATAATCAAGATAGGTAAATTGAATTTGTGCTCTAATATAACTATTAGTTACTGTATCAAATTCCATTACATTAGTTTCTACATTGTTAAATTGTACAGTGCCAGACGTACCACTAACATGATTGCCTATGTAGGTTAACGTTGAACCTATTCCAACTGGATTACTACCGCTTACTGGGTTTCCCCCGCCTAACATAAGTTAGTCCTCTAAGCGAATGTAACGGTAACTGCTGCGTCTACTGTTGCTGCTGTAGTTCCTGCTAAGGATAATTCTACACTGTTTCCAGATTCTACGGATAGATCCGTATCATACTGAATACTGTTTGAGCTAGTACCTGTTGCGGTAGCGCCTACAACCATACCTGCTGCCGTGAAAACT